ATCGAGGACTGCGATCAATGCGGGACAAGTTTGCTCGAAACCACACGGAGGGCGTTCATTCAGGCGCTGGTATTCCGCGAGAGTTATCTTCTTATCGATTTTCCGCGAGTTACGGATGATACGAGCAGCCGGGCGGAAGAAGATGCCGTCGGCAAGTCACGGGCCTACCTGGCATCGTTCGGACCGCAGGACCTGACGAACTGGCGGACGGATGCACAGGGCAGTTACGAGTGGGTGGTGTTGCGAACGGAGCAGACGTACCAGCAAAGCATCGAACACAACGAGCTGGTCCGGAAACGGCGGTGGGCGGTGTATGACCGCGAAAACTTCCGGATCTACGAACAGACGAACCTGGTGGCGAGCGGAGATCAGTCAGGTTCCAGAGCGGAGAACGACGCCGTCCTGGTGGACGAAGGCCGCCACGGTCTGGCGGAGGCGAGACGAGTACCTCTCGTGAAACTGAGCCTAACGGACGGGTTGTGGCTGGGGAACAAGGCTGCCTTGCTTCAGCAGGAACACTTTAATAAGTCGAACGCACTGTCATGGGCGCTGCATATGGGTCTGTTCGCCATGCCGGTCGTGTACTCGGACCGGGAATGGCAGCAGATTGTGGGTGAGGCCTACTACATTCAGCTCGGACCGAACGATCGATTCGGATGGACGGAGCCGGAAGGGCATGTGTTCCAACTCGCCGCGGACAACTTGGAGCGCTTGAAGGACGAGATCTATCGCGTTTGCTACCTGATGACGCAGGCGGGCGGGCGAGAGGCTCGTCACCTGGGACAGTCGGGAGACAGCAAACGGCGCGACTTCGCGGTGACTCACGAAATCCTGCGGGCCTATGGCGCCTTGATCAAGGATCTGATTCGCAGCGTGCTGCGGCTGGTGGCGCAGGCTCGGCGGGACGAGGCGGAGGTCGAGATCAGCGGCATGGATCAGTTTGAAGTGCCTGATCTGCCCGAGGAATTGGAAAGCGCGACGAGGTTGAGGGAGCTTGGCATTCCGTCCAAGCGGCTTGAGAGAGAAGTGCAGAAGCGGGTGGCGCTTCAGTACATGGACGGGATGAGTCAGGCAGCGAAGAGCGACGTTCTTCGAGAGATCGAAGAAGACCAATAGGTTTGGCGATGGCTGGAGCCGGTTGAAGCCGGCTTCGGGAGCACTACGGTGTTTCCGGAGCCGGCCTTTTTTTTGAGTGAACCATGAGACCTGAAACGAATAGCGAAGAAACGAGCCTGGCATCGACTTCCGACAACGAGGTGGAAGGGATGGTCAAGAAGGCAATCAGCGAATTCAGACGGCATGCCTCCGAGGAGGAAGATGCGGTGCTGAAGGGCAAGCTCCGCGAGGAGCGCCGCAGGCGGGAGGAGCTCGAGAGACGCCTGAATGAGATGCGTCAGGAGAATCGACGGACGCGCCAGCAGGCAGAGGAAGCGGAGCGGCACTCGCAGATTCAGGACGCGTTACGCGAGTTTGGCGTGCAGAAGACGAACCTGGCGTTTCGGCTGGTGAAGGACGAGATTTTTCGGACGGAGGAGGGCGACCTCTACGCGGATTCAGAAGGGGAAAGGATGCCGTACCGAGAGTATTTGAAGAGATTTGTATCGGAAAACCCTGAGTTTCTGCCGCCGCGAATCGCGGGCGGCTCGGGCGCGACAGGGGTGGAACGAAGAGAGTTTTCTCGCTCGGGATTCGATCTGGAACGGATTCGACCGGGGATGAGCGCAGAAGAGTTGGCCCAGGCGTGGAAAGAGGTTGCCCGCCTGGCTGGTGAAGGTTCGGGCGATTGAATTCAGATCGGCCGAGCAGGGGCGGGACAACCTCAATTCAGAAAAGAGTAAGCAAGGAGGAGAACGCATGGCGGCAATAACGTCGGCGAATATCGCGCAAGCGATTGTAAAGCTGGTGGCGGCGGACGCTCTACCAGCGCTAGTAGGAAACCTGGTGATGGGAAATCTGGTTAACCGGAATTACGAACCGGTACTGGGCCAAGCCGGGGATACGGTGAACGTACCGATCGTTCCGGGCATGGTGGCGAACAACATCGCCGAGGGCGGAACGGTTACGACACAGAACCCAAGCCTGGGAAACGCGCAGATCGTGCTGAACACGCACGCGGAAGCGACGTTTCAGGTTCCAGATGTCACGAAGGTCTTGGCGGTTCCTGATCTGCTGCGGATTTACATGGAACCCGCAGTGATCGCGATCGCGGAAAAGATAGAAACAGACCTTTTGGGCCTCTACGCATCATTTACAGCAAACTCGACTCTCGGCACGGCTGGCACGGCGTTGACGGAAGCCGTGATCGATGCGGCTGAAACGATGCTGTTCCAAGCGAAGGCGCCGCTAAGTCAACCGAAGCACCTTATCGTGGATCCGGACGGTTACTCGGCACTGCGCCAGGTTCCGCGGTTCAGCGAATTTCAATCGGCCGGTGAGGCGGGTGTCAACGCACTCATCAGCGGCACGGTGGGACGGCTGAAAGACTTCTTCGTCTTCCGGTCACAGTTTGTACCCAAGACGGGCAGCGCACCGGTGACAACGCACAACCTGGCTTTCGGGCGGGATGCGATCGGGCTCGTCATTCGGCGGCTGCCGCAGCCTCTTCCGGGAACCGGCGCCATTGCGGAGTATGCCGAGCTGGGCAACTTCGGGATGCGAGTTGTGATGAGTTACCAGCCGAACACGCTGTCGCAGCAGTTCACGGTTGACGTGCTGTACGGCGCGGCGGTGATTCGTAACGAGTTCGGCGTTCAAGTTGAGTCGTAGATGCTTCCGGGGCTCCGCTCCGCCGAACCGGGGCGGGGCCCTTCTTGAATTCGCAGGTGAGAAGAATGGACCTAAAGGCGTACTACCGGAAGATTCGGGAAATCGAGTCGGGGATCGCGGAGGAATATCCCGTCGTCAAGAGTCTGGCCACACCGAATGGAGGCCGGCCAGGCCACTTGACGGAGGTGACGAGACCCGTGGCAGCGAGGATGCTGGCCGAGGGTTTGGTGGAAGTCGCAAGCGCGGAGGAAGCGCGGGGCTACCGAAAACAGATCGCAATCGCGCAACAAGCTGAGGAAGAGCGGAGGGAAGCGGCAAAGATCCAGTTCACGATTCTCTCCGAAGGGGACTTGCGGGGACTTCGGCGAGCCAGTCGTGGGAGCACGAAAGAGTAGGAACAGTTATGGCGCTCTTTACAGACGAATACGTTTCGGACATTTCGGACCTGCTGGCATACGAATCGAACCTCAGCGAAGTGTCGGCGGCTGAGGGGATCGACCTGGAAGCCAAGATTCGGCTGGCCCAAGTGGAAGTCGGGGCCAGCCTGGAGGCGACTTCGCAGAGGCCGGGAAATGTCTACTTTTCGAACGGCGGGGGCTCACAGTCAAGCGGCGGCGAGGCAAATCAAGGGCGTTTCAACCTGAGTCAGGTGGTGGTGACGCCTCCGCTTAAGTTGCTCCACACGTTCCAGACGCTTTCGATCGTGTATCGGGATGCCTACAACCGCAAGCTGAACGACAGGTATTTGCCGAAGTGGCGGGAGTACAAGGAGCTTTCACGGTGGGCCTGGGATCTATTGACACAGACAGGCATCGGCATCAGCCTGGCGCCGCTTCCGCGCCCGAGCGAGCCGTCGCTGGACTGGACGCCGGCGAGTCTCGACCTTGGGCCGATGTTCGTGAGGATGACTTGGACGGACGCCGCGGCGCGCGAAAGCGCGGGCAGTGTCGAACAAGCTATCGCGGTTCCCGAAGGAAATGCACTGCGCGTGACGCCGCCTTCGGCCGCGCCCGGCGCGAGTGCTTGGAACGTGTATGCCGGTGAATCCAGCGGGATGGTCACGCGGCAAAATGCAACACCACTAGCGCTCGGGAGCGCATGGGTCATGCCACCGCCGGGAGTGATCGCCGGCGAGCCGCTGGGGACGGGACAGCAAGCTGATCTGTTCAAGACGGCGCCGCGGTTCGTGCAGCGCGGGTAAAGCGGGACGTTAGCGGGGAGAAGGTCATGGCGAACCTATGTCAATCAGCGGTCGGCAAACTGCGGGAATTTCTGCTCGCCGCGGATGGCGTGAACTCGAAACTCGCGGACATTAGCGCGCGAGACCTGGTGCATCTGCCCTCGCTCACGCAAGAGAACGTGAGAACGCAGCGCATCGCCGCGAAACTTGCGGATGAGAATGCGCCGACCACGTATCCGGGCGTCTATGTTTTCTGCGACCGGATGGACAACGAAATGGCGGCCAAGTTTCGCCGCTTCTCGGGCAGGGTTTTCGCCGTGGTTGATATCCGTGTCACGAACGAACGGTTTGGAGGTCTTGGGGAGGAATTGAACCGCTATGTGGAAGCCGTTCGTTCCGTGCTGGCGGATCGCCAAGGCAAGTGGACCGACGAGATCACCTTTGGCGGCGGCTTCCGGGTGAAGTATCGAGAGATTGAGCTGGGCGGGCGCAACTTCATTCAAAGCGCGCAAATCGAAGTTGAGCTGGAGGCGCACGAGTAACAAGGAACAGAGCCGGCCGCGGACCGGCGAGTCACTCTCAGGAGCGCTTCCAACGAGAAGCGCGGAAAAGGAACGACTGATGGCGTGTGTACTTTCGACACAAAACCGATTCTACGTGGAGTTGGAATCGGCCTACGGCATGGCGCCGGCGATTGCCGCCGGCGATCGCCTCTCGGCGGTGAAGCTGAGCATTCAGCAGGAGCGAGACATCCGCCGGCGGCGGGACAAGACGGGAGGCCGCACGTATCTGGGCGTCTCTCCCGGGAGCCGCAAGAAGACAAAGTTTTCACTGCAAACCTATCTGGTCGAAAACGCGTCGCCAGCGAGCCCGCCGGCGGCCGGTCCACTGGTACGGGCGACACTCGGCGCCGCGCCACTCATTTTTGGGGGCAGCACAGCGGGGAGCGGATCGAGCACGACGCAGATCAACTTCAGCGGATCACACGGTCTTGTTCCCGGACAGGCATTCGGCTTCAACGGCGAGTTGCGCTTTGTCGAGAGCGTCGTGGATTCGAACACCGTCGACGTTAACGCGCCGTTTACGACGCCGCCGACGTCGGGAGAGACTCTCACGGCGGCGGTCAGTTACCTCCCGGAAGACGAGCTGCCGAGCGTATCGATTTTCGACTACTGGGATCCAAGCGAAGCGATCGACCGCATTCTCGTCGGCGGAGCTTGTGACCGGATGCGCGTGCGAGTGAACGCCGACTATCACGAGATGGAGTTTTCGGGCGAGGCCCAGGATGTGCTCGACACGGAGTCGTTTGCATCGGGGCAAGGCGGGTTGAGCAGCTTTCCCGCTGAACCAGCGTTGAGCGGTTCGACGGGGCTTCCGGTCCCGGGGAACCTAGGCCAGGCCTTTCTTGGAACGCCCGGCAGCAAGTTTCTGACGGTAACGAGCGCGTTGCTTCAGATTGGAAATGATATTGACTTGCGAAACCGG